ATGAGAACCCAACGTAAAGAAAACTATTACTACGTTTTCTGGACAGTGGCAATGATTGCATTTATAGTGCCACAAGTATTTACGGCTTATGCATACATGAATATCAAATCTCTCCTTGAAAAACCTATTCAGGTTGAATATGTAGAATGAAAATCACTCAAAAAATTATTGACGATCTCACCGAGGCACTTGCTCATACCAAGAAAGATGGTACAGAGAACTGGCAAGATGGTGATGAGATAGATGTATGCCTTGCTGGTACATTTGCAGCAGATAAATTCATTACTCTTATAAACAGATCCAAAGATAAGAAATGAAGATTGCTATTATAACTGACACTCACTTCGGAGGTAGAAGGGGTAGTAAGGTTTTCCATAACTTCTTTCAGAAGTTTTATGATGATATCTTTTTTCCTGAGTTGGAGAAGAGAGGGATAAAGTATTGCATACATATGGGTGATGCTTTTGACAATAGAAAGAATATAGATTACTGGTCACTTGACTGGGCAAAGGAACATGTATATGATAAGTTCAAAAATTTGGGCGTAAAAGTCTGGCAACTTGTAGGTAACCATGATGTTTATTATAAGAATACCAATAAGATTAACTCTATTGATTCTCTTTTACTTAGTTACAATAACATTGTCCCTATATCTAAGCCTGGAGAGTATGATATTAACGGGTTCAAAGCCTTCATGCTCCCTTGGATCTGCGAAGACAATATTGACGAAACTAAATCTGGTATTGAGGCCACGGACGCTAAGATCGCTTTTGGTCATTTAGAGTTACATGGGTTTGAACTTTATCCAGGCATGGTTCAGCAAGGTGGAATAGACAAAGAAATTATATCTAAGTTTGAGACAGTATTCTCAGGACATTATCATACTAGAAGTAATGATGGTCAGGTATTCTATCTGGGTAATCCTTATGAGATGTACTGGAATGATTGTGGAGATAAGAGAGGGTTCAATATCCTAGACACAGAGACAGGAGAGATCGAGTTTGTTCAGAACCCATATACAATATATGAAAAATTATATTATGATGATACACCTGCTGCCACATTTAAGGCACATCTATACAAGAATAAGATAGTAAAATTATTTGTAAAGAAAAGAACAAGTCAGTTGGAGTATGATAAGTTCCTTGATAAACTCGTAAAGGCTGGTATTGTAGATCTAAAGATTGTTGAGAATACTGAGATCAATGATCTAGAGGTCGATCTTGATGGAGAAAGTGTAGAAGATACGTTAACGCTTCTTAATAAATACATAGAAGAATCAGATTTTGAATTGAAAAAAGATAGAGTTAAAAAACTTCTTAGAGAAGTGTACTTAGAAGCCTGCGAGGTTGAGTAATGTACATCCTATCTCTCGCTGGAAAGGAGGGTGAAGGTGCCTATGCTGTCACTAATGATGATGGTCAGAAGGCTCTCTATCTCTTTCAGCAAGAGGATGATGCAACTAGATATGCAGGACTCTTAGAAGCGAATGAATCTACTACCTTGACAGTCGTGGAAATCGATGATACACTGGCTGTTGAAACTTGCCACCGACACAAATACAAGTATGTCATCATTACTCCAGACGATATTGTGATACCGCCAAAAGATTATGATAACATTCAAGACGATTCGGTGGCGTAACTTTCTTTCTACTGGCAATCAATTTATTATTGTTAGTTTCCAAAAGTCTCCTACAAATTTAATAGTTGGTGCGAATGGTGCTGGTAAATCTACTATTCTTGACGCTCTTACTTTTGTTTTATATAACAAGCCTTTTCGTAAGATCAAGAAGACGCAATTAGTTAATACGGTTAACGATAAAGAGTGCGAAGTAAAAATAGAATTTGAGGCAAACGGTAAAATCTATACCATTGTTCGAGGTATGAAACCTACCTTGTTCGAGATTTATATTGATGGTAAGAAACAGGATCAGTTTGCTAATGCTAATGATCAACAGGCATATCTAGAAGATAGTATTTTAAGATTAAATTATAAGTCCTTTACACAGACTACCATCTTGGGATCTGCAACATTCGTTCCCTTTATGCAGTTGAACAATACTCATCGTAGGGAAATTGTAGAGGATGTATTAGATATTAAAATCTTCTCAGGTATGGCAAAGATACTTAGGGAGAAGATTAGTAAATCAAATACAGAGATCAAGGAACTCACTATCAAGAAACAATTGATAGAAGAGAAAATTGATATGCAGAAGAACTTCATTGCTGATCTTGATAAGAGTGGCAAGAAGAGGATTAAGGATATGAAGGATAAGATATCTACATTGTTAGATGATTCTTCTTCCTTGATGGGTGACAATGCTAAGTATGAAAACCTAATCAGAACTAAACATCAACCAGAGTTAGAATCTATCTCTAATGCTACATCTTCATTACGGAAGATGAACACAATTAAGGGTAAACTGGAACAGAAGATTAAGATTATAACGAAAGAACACCAGTTCTTTAAGGATAATGTATCATGCCCTACTTGTGAGCAGAATATAGAGGAAGACTTTAGGCTAAATAAAATCGGAATTATCGAAGGGAAGGTAAAGGAGATTGACTCCGCTTACAAAGATCTTCAAAAGTCTATAGACGTAGAAACAAAAAAGGAGGCCAGGTTTATAGATGTTTCCAAGCAGATTACTGAATTAACGAATGACATCTCAACAAACAATTTTAAAATTTCTGAGTACCAACGTCAAGTCAACGATTATGAACAAGAAGTTCAAGACATTACCGAACAAATTGCGAACCGAAATACTGAAAGAGCTCAACTTAAAAACTTAAACAATGATTTAGTATCTGTAGAAAAGACTAAGGCCGACCACACTGAAGACATCGATTATCTGGAGTTTGCTAACTCTATGATGAAGGATAGTGGTGTCAAGGCAAAGATTATTAGAAGGTATTTGCCTATAATGAATCAGAAGATAAATCACTATCTTCAGATGATGGATTTTTATATCAATTTTACCTTTGATGAGCAGTTCAACGAGAAGATCAAGTCCCCTATTCACGAGAAGTTCAGCTACGAGTCCTTCTCTGAAGGTGAAAAAATGCGAATTGATCTTGCTATTCTGTTTACTTGGAGAGATATTGCTAAGTTAAAGAACTCTTCTAGTACAAATATATTGATCCTTGACGAGATATTTGATAGTTCTTTGGATAGTAATGGTACAGAGGAGTTTACTAAGATTATTAAATATGTTATCAAGGACGCTTATATCTTTATGATATCCCACAAGGTTGATGAATTGACGGACAGATTAGATAATTTGATTACGTTTGAAAAGATGAATGGATTTTCTAAGGTTAGATATTCCCAGTAGACAGTTGAAGTACTGTCACACTATTGGTTGAAAGCGCCTCAATATGTACTATTATATGTACATACACAAGGAATTAGATGCTTACACAGGTCAACTACGAAGTCAAAGGTCAACTTGCAAAACTACTTGCAACAGAAGATCTTATTATAGAGAACCGTAAAGTACCTACAGCACAGTTTGATGTGGAAAGGAGGGTATTGACCCTACCAATGTGGGAGAAGGCTTCTGGAACCGTATATGACCTTCTGGTGGGTCATGAGGTTGGACATGCTCTATACACTCCATCAGATAACTGGCAGTTGGATCATCCTGAGATTCCAATGTCCTTTGTTAATGTGTTTGAGGATGTTAGGATTGAGAAGTTGATGAAACAGAAGTATCCAGGCTTAGGTAAAACTTTCTATAGTGGATATTCTCAATTATCTGATCAAGACTTCTTTGAGATTGATGATAAGGATCAAGAGGAGATCAATCTAGTTGATAGAATTAATCTTTATTTTAAGATTGGTAACTTTGTTCACATTGAGTTTGAAGATGATGAAAAGATATTTGTAGAGAAGGCAATAAAGACTAATACTTTCCAAGAAGTTTTAGAACTATCAAAAGAGTTGTTTGACTTCCTAGAAGGTAAGATGGATGATCTTCAGAAGACTCAGGTTCCTATTAGTAGTGGGGATCAGGGTGGAGATATTGATATTCCATTTGATGCTACTGAAGATCATGGAGAACTGGAGGATCTATCTGAGGGTCGTGGTCGTCCAGATCTAGGTGAAGATAAGACAGAGTATGAAGATCGCAATGAACCCGAACCTATGGAGAGTGATGGTGGTGGCGTTCATAATGAGATGGAATCTATGACAGACAAGGCCCTTCAAGAGAATTTGGAGGATCTTAATGAGAAGATTAATGAGAATAGTATGTACTATGATCCTGAGTACATCAAATTACCTGAATTAAATCTGGATACTTTGATTGCTAAGAATCAAGATATCCATGATTATCTTGATGACTGGTGGATTCAGTGTCAGAGACACTATAATGAACATGAACACATCACAACAAAAAGAGATATTTTTGAACCAGTAGATAATGATTATAGATTGTTTAGAAGAAATGCACAGAAAGAAGTTAATTATCTTGTAAAAGAATTTGAGTGTAAGAAGTCAGCAGACTCATATGCTCGTGCTACTACTGCCAGAACTGGTGTTCTTGATTGTACTAAACTTCATAGTTACAAGTATAATGAAGATCTATTCAAAAAGATAACTACTCTTCCTGATGGTAAAAATCATGGACTGATATTCATTCTTGATTGGTCTGGATCTATGAGTAGTGTTCTTATGGATACAGTTAAACAACTTTATAATCTAGTATGGTTCTGTAAGAAAGTTCAGATTCCTTTTCAAGTATTTGCTTTCACTAATGAGTGGTTACCACGCCACGAATCAGAGATGAATGAGGAAGGTTATTACAATAGGATACAGTATCCAGAACATCATGAGAAGAAAGATGGATATGCTCAGATTGATGGTCAGTTTTCAATGATGGAGTTTCTTACAAGTGATTGTAAGAAGGGTGATTTAGAGAAACAACTTCTTAATATTTGGAGAGTGGCAAAGGCATTGACTGCCCATAGAGGTTGGGATTGTAGGGTATTGTACCAACATCCAAGAAACCTTGGTTTATCAGGTACTCCTTTAAATGAGGCATTGGTATCATTGAATCAGATTATTCCAAGATTTCAAAAGAGTAATAATATTCAGAAGATCCAGTGTATTACTTTGACAGATGGTGAAGCACATCCATTAAAGTATACTCGTAGTATCAAATCTCGTTATGAGGGTGGTGAAGATTATCTTGGTTCTAGATCAGCAATGAATGGTCATTGTTATATTCGTGATTCTAAAAATGGAAAGACTTATTACTGTAAGTCTGAGTATCATGAACTGACTACTGCACTACTCAATCAATTAAGGGGTAGATTTCCTCAAGTTAATTTCCTTGGGATAAGGGTTATGGCTAATAGAGATGCTCAACATTTCATTCGTAAGTATGTGGATTGGGATTTTGATAAGGTTCAAAATATATCTAATTACTGGAGAAAAAATAGATCTCTTAAGTTGACTGATGTTGGGTATCATGCATACTTTGGATTGTCTTCAAGTACTCTGAATAATAATACAGAGTTTGAAGTTAAAGATGATGCTACCAAGGCACAGATCAAGTCTGCTTTCAAGAAGTCATTAAACTCTAAGAAGATGAATAAGAAAGTGCTAGGAGAGTTTATGGAATACATTGCATAGACACTTATATAAGTGGCACACCCCCTCTTCCATAGGGGGTTTTTTATTGATATAATGTATACATACAAATGAATAAACCATGCCTTTTGAAGCTAAAGTGAACCCTGAATCCCTCCTCGATTCTCTAAGAGATCTATATGGAGATAAAATCACATCTGCCCATGTGAAAGCCTACTGTGCTCAGAACGATGTAGGTTATCAGACTGTCACAAAATACCTGAAGAACTTCAAGACTGGTGTTGGTAAGTGGAACCTAACTGTTGCAGAGAGACTTGAGAAGACTTACAAGTCACCTGCAGCCCTACCTCATGTAGAACAGAATCTAGTTCCACAAGTTGATCCTAATTTTGTAAAGTTTGGAAACTTCACTGACTTGAAGAAGATCATTCAGTCAAAGATGTTCTATCCAACTTTTATTACTGGATTGTCTGGCAACGGAAAGACATTCGGTGTGGAACAAGCCTGCGCTCAGTTGAATCGTGAAGTTGTTCGTGTAAACATTACTATTGAAACTGATGAAGATGATCTTATTGGCGGTTTCCGCCTTGTTGATGGTGCAACCGTCTGGCACAATGGCCCAGTCATTGAAGCACTCGAACGAGGTGCTATCTTGCTCCTTGACGAAATCGACCTTGCAAGCAACAAGATTCTCTGCCTTCAGTCAATCCTTGAAGGAACTGGTGTTTTCCTTAAAAAAATTGGAAAGTATGTTAAGCCAGCCAGAGGATTCAACGTCATCGCCACCGCAAATACTAAAGGTAAAGGTTCAGACGACGGAAGATTTATTGGAACTAACGTGCTTAATGAGGCCTTCCTTGAACGATTCCCAGTCACCTTCGAGCAGTCCTACCCCAACCCAAGAACAGAAGAAAAAATCTTAAGTCTTCTGTGTGATGATAAAGATTTCTGTAAGAGATTGGTTGACTGGGGTGATATAATAAGGAAGACATTCTATGATGGTGGAGTAGAAGAGGTTATTAGTACTCGCCGTTTAGTACACATAGTAAAAGCTTTCAAGATTTGGAAGAACAAAGAGAAAGCAATTGAAGTATGTGTTAATCGTTTTGATGATGAAACCAAACAGGCTTTCTTAGATCTCTACGATAAGGTCGATGCTGACGTTAACTTTGGAGGTGAAGATGGAGAATCTGTGGAAGAACTACAAATCCCTTCTGTTTGATACATTTCCTGATCTAGCCCATGATTCAACATGGGCAGATTGGGAGGCAAAAGGAACTCATTTGAAGGCAGAGATCTTCAAGAATAAACATTTCTTAAAATCTCGTGCTGTGGATATATGGAGTGAAAAATCCAATATCTATAACAACATAATCTATCCTAAGACTGGAGAAAATCTTCCTTGTTTTGGTATGGATCTGATGGGTTTCTTTGAGAAGAAAGTAATCATCGTATTTGATTTTCAACATCCTACAGAGAATCTTTTGTTTGGTGTTGAAGGTCTGCCTAAAGGTAAAGGTGATTATAGATTCTTTGAACCAGGCAATCATTTCTCAGAGAACATTTACATTGCGTATTGTACTGCTGATGAAGTGGATGATCATTTACCTATGTTTGAGAAGTACTTGACGGCCTATCAAACTATGGTAGAATGTAAGAGTCCAACTGGTATGGATACAGAAGTATATAAAGACTTCGATGCTTACATGACTAAACTTGATCCAGTAGGAGGATATCTTTCTGGTAAGTTTGGTAAAGAAAAAGCAGAAAGTCTTGTAAACGATTTTTTATTCTGTTATGGTTAATGCATGGAGCCTATTGGGTTCTTTATTAAACGGAACACTTGATGAGGATTATCCGATTATGACAAAAGAAGGAGTAGATGGACATGGTGATGTCCGTGAGGTTAAGGAGAAGAGATTTGATGATGAGTCCAGCCAAGATTTTTGGAAAGAAGATGGTCACAGTGTAGTGGGTAATCCTATGCCTGCTCCACCTGCAAATGA